CGGCGTACTACTAAGGAAGAATATGGCGATTGACAAAGCAATTTATAGCGCACCTATGGGTCTGCAAGATACGTCGGGGCCAGCCCTCGACATCGAAATTGACAACCCAGACATGGTGACTCTTGATGATGGCAGCGTTGAAATCACCATCATGCCCGGTGAAGAGAAGGGCGAAGACGGAACCGCCTTCAACGACAACTTAGCTGACCACATGGACGAGGGTGCGTTGAACGAGTTGTCAGGTGACTTGGTAGAAGAGTACGACAACGACATCAGCAGCCGCAAAGAGTGGGAGAAAACCTACACAGAAGGTTTAAAACTTCTGGGCTTGCAGTACGAAGAGCGCACAGAGCCGTGGAGCGGTGCATGCGGGGTGTTCCACCCCATGTTGACTGAGGCAGTGGTTCGCTTCCAGAGCGAAACCATCATGGAAACCTTCCCAGCGATGGGGCCCGTCAAGACGCTAATCATCGGCAAAGACACCCGCGAGAAAGAAGAAGCTGCCAAGCGCGTGCAAGATGACATGAACTATCAGTTGACTGAAGTCATGGTTGAGTACCGTCCCGAACACGAGAAGATGCTGTGGAACTTGCCCATCTCGGGTTCAGCATTCAAGAAGGTGTATTACGACCCTGCACTGGGTCGTCAGGTGTCGATGTTTATCCCCGCAGAAGATGTGATTCTGCCGTACGGCACATCAGAGATGACACTCGCACCCCGCGTGACACACCGCATGCGCAAGAGCGAGAACGAGATTAAGCGTCTTATCAGCGCAGGGTTTTACCGCGACATTGAGTTGGGCGAACCAAGCAAAACAGTTGATGAGATTCAGAAAGCCAAAGACAAAGAGACTGGGTTTAGCGCGTCATACGACGACCGCTTCCAGTTGCTTGAGATGCACGTCGAGCGTGACTTACCCGGCTTTGAAGACAAAGACGAAGATGGTGAAGAGACAGGCCTTGCCCTGCCGTACGTCATCACGATGGTCAAAGACACCAAAGAAATCTTGTCCATCCGTCGCAACTGGAAAGAGAACGACGAGCTACACAAAGCACGCCAGCACTTCGTGCATTACCAATACATCCCCGGCTTCGGTGCGTATGGCTTTGGTCTGATTCACTTGATTGGTGGCGCTGCCAAGAGCGCGACATCTCTCACACGCCAGTTGGTTGATGCGGGCACGCTGTCTAATTTGCCCGGTGGTCTGAAGACCCGTGGTCTGCGTATTAAAGGAGACGACACTCCCATCGCACCGGGCGAGTACCGTGATGTGGACATCACATCGGGCACACTCAAAGACAACATCGTCAACCTGCCATACAAAGAGCCAAGCCAGACCCTGTTGGCGTTGATGAATCAGATCGTTGATGACGCACGCAGATTTGCTGCGGTGGCTGATATGAAGGTCAGTGACATGAGCGCGAATGCGCCCGTGGGCACTACGTTGGCTATCCTTGAGCGCATGCTCAAAGTGATGTCTGCTGTACAAGCTCGACTGCACTACAGCTTGAAGCAAGAGTTGAAACTCTTGGCTGGCATCATCCGCGACTACACAGACCCAGACTATTCATACGATGCTGATGGCCCACGCGGCGCACAAGCTAAAGAGTCTGACTACCACAAGGTAGAAGTTATCCCTGTGAGCGACCCCAACGCGGCGACCATGAGTCAGCGTGTTGTGCAGTACCAAGCCGTCATGCAGATGGCGCAGCAGTCACCACAGATTTACGACTTGCCACAGTTACATCGTCAGATGCTGAATGTGTTGGGTGTCAAGCATGCCGAGAAACTTGTGCCGTTGGAAGACGACATGAAGGCTGTTGACCCAGTTACAGAAAACATGAATATCATCAAGGGCAAACCCGTCAAAGCGTTTATCACCCAAGACCACAAGGCCCACATCGCTGTCCACATGGCTGCGATGCAAGACCCCAAGATTGCACAGGTGCTGGGGCAGAACCCGCAGGCCCAGATGTTGATGGCTGCTGCACACGCACACATCGCAGAACACCTTGGCTTCGAGTACCGCGCACAAGTCGAAGCGCAGTTGGGCGTGCCACTGCCTGCACCAGACCAACCGATGGACCCGAAAGTGGAAGCACAACTTGCACCGTTGATTGCACAAGCCGCTCAACAGTTGTTGCAAAACAACCAGAAAGAGGCCGCTCAACAGCAAGCCCAGCAACAGCAACAAGACCCAGCCGTTCAAATGGACCAAGCCCGGTTGCAGTTGGAAGGCCGCAAGGTCGATATTTCCGAGAAGAAACTACAGATAGATGCGGCTGCGAAAACAGATCAACTCGACATCGAGCGCGAACGCATCGCTGCCCAAGAACGAATCGCTGGTATGCAAACTGGCGCAAAGGCCGAGAGCGACAAGATGAATCTCTCAGCTAAACAACAAGCCGAAGGCTTGCGCATCGGTGCAGAGGTGGCTAGAAACCAAGCACAGATGAACCGTCAATCCGCCCAACAAAAGGCGCAACAACCGAAGGAACCTGATTGATAAAAGAACTTGAAATACTGCGAAAGAAATTTCGCGAACGCATGAACCAACTAGCCGATACCGTGGCTACAGGTAAGTGCGCCGATTTTGGTGAATACCAAAAGCTTTGCGGGGTGATCGAGGGACTGGCCTACGCAGAGAGGGATTTAATCGACCTCGCGGAAACGATGGAGAAAAACGATGAGTGAACTCACGCTAGAACCCGGCATGTACGCCATACCTGTTGTGCCAGCAATTTCTGAAAAAGAAGTTGAAGACATTCCAATTGAAGACAGAGCCAAGCAGTTGCCAACCCCACAAGGTTGGATGTTGTTAGCGGCAGTAATTGATGTACCAGAGACGTTTGAAGGCTCAAGCATCATTCGCGCTGAAGCCACCCGTAAGGTAGACGAGATGACCTCGCCAGTCTTATATGTGATATGCCTCGGCCCCGAATGCTACAAAGATGAAACTAAATTCCCCAGTGGACCCCGCTGTAAGGCAGGTGATTTCATCTTGACGCGCCCGTACGCGGGAACACGCGTAAAAATCCACGGCAAAGAATTCCGCTTGCTCAACGATGACCAAGTAGAAGCAACCGTGCAAGACCCCCGTGGCATAAGCCGCGCCTAAGGAGATAAACATGTCAAAATTTAAAGGTGACACGTTCAGATTCCCTGACGAAGTACAGGTCAACGTCAAAAACGAAGACAGCGAAACGAAGGTTGAATTTGAAATTGAGGGCCAAGAACCCGAAAAAGTGAGTAAAAAGGTTGAAAAGCAAGAACCTGAGATTGAAATTGTTGACGATACCCCGCCCACAGAGACGCAATACGACACCAAAAACAAGCATGTAGAAGACCCTACAGAAGAGGAATTGGACACGTATTCGTCAAATGTACGCAAGCGTATTGAGAAATTGACCTATGCACGCCGTGACGAAGAGCGTGCAAAACAGGTGGCGCTAAACGAAAAGCAAGAGCTTGAGAAGTTAGCGCAGTCGTTTGTCGAGGAAAACCGCCGCTTGCAGGAATATGTGCAAAGTGGTGAGCAGGCGTATATGGAAAAGGTCCAAACGCTGGCAAAGATAGAACTCGACAATGCCAAGTCCAAACTCAAGCAGGCGTACGATGCAGGGGATTCTGAGGCTCTTGCTTCTGCACAGGAAGAAATGATGCTTGCAGGCATGAAAGTGCAGCAAACACAAAATTTCAGGCCTACCCCTTTACAACAGCAAAATGATGTTGTACAGTCCGCTCAAACAGCCCCCGCTCCTGCGGCACCCAAGCTGGACCCGAAGACATCCGCATGGATAGAACGGAACTCTTGGTTCGGTGACGGTAAGGAAAAAGCCATGTCGGCTTATGCGATGGGACTGCATCAAGAATTAGTAGACAAATACGGGGAAGACTTCGCCCGCACCGACGAGTACTTTACTCAAATCGACGACACCATGCGTCGCACATTCCCCAACAAGTTCAAGTCTGATTCAGACGACGAACCAAATGTTCGGGACACCCCCAGAAATAAACCCGCAACAGTTGTTGCGCCTGCAAATCGTGTAACGTCTGCGAAGAAAATTCGCTTGACTCAAACGCAAGTATCACTCGCCAAACGACTAGGTGTACCCTTAGAAGTTTACGCAAAACATGTAGCTGCAATGGAGAATAAATAATGGCTGAAATTGACCGCACCGCACGTAGTAAAACAACCCGCGACTCTATCAAGCGCGTCGGGTGGCGTCCTGCTTCCGTTTTACCAGACCCAGACCCACGTCCGGGAATTGCTCACCGTTGGATTGCAACATCTGTTTTGGGTGAATCTATGCATACTAACGTGTCGAAAAAACGACGCGAAGGTTGGGAACCCGTCAGAGCCGAGGATTATCCTGAATTAGAAATTCCGGGCAATCCCGCTGGCAATGTGGAAGTCGGGGGCTTGATGTTATGCGCGTGCCCACTTGAGATTGTGCAAGAACGTAACGCTTATTTTGCGCTGCAAGCACAAGCTCAAACTGACTCTGTAGATTCGAAATTCATGGGTCTTAGCGACCCGCG